TGTTCGAGGGCAGCCATCTCGTTGGAGTACTGCTCCTCCAGCCGCTTCATCAGCTCCAGCCGCTCGGCCTCGGTGACAGCGGTGCTTTCGAGGATAGCCTGCTTACGGCGCTCGTAGGATTGGAGGATCATCTCCTCCTCGGTCAGCAAGCCGTTGTAGAGGCTGTCCCGTTCGCGCTGCTTGGCTTCCTCCAGCTGCTTCAGCTGGTCGTCGTATTCCATCTGCAGCTTGGCGGCCAGCTCCTCACGGGCGGCGGAGCCTTCCGCAGTGTTGTCCAGAACGATCTGTAGGCGCCGATCGTAGCTCTCCTTGATGGCTTCTTCTTCGGACAGCAGGGAGCGCCGGACCTCCTCCAGCTCGCGGTCCTTGGCCTCCTGGAGCTTGGCTAGCTCCTCGGCGTACTCGGAATCCAGTCGAGCCATGAGGTCCGCTCGCTGCCCGGAGCCTGCGGCGGTGTTCTGTTCGATGATCTGCTTGCGCTTCTCGTAGGACGCCCGGATGGCCTCCTCCTCGGTGCGCAGGGATTCCACGAGGCGCTGGAACTCGTCTTGGCGCTTCTTGGCTGCAGCAGCGGCCGCCTTGTCCACAGACCCGGAGGCCCCCTCACCGCCGCCCGACTGGCGGAAGCCGGCAAGGCGGTCCCCCGTCTGGGCGCGGCGGGCGGCCTGGTTGCGGTCATACTCCTCGCGAAGCTTACGAGCCGCGGCGATCTGGTCCTCGGTGGCCTGTACGGTGGTATCACGCTCCTGCAGGGCAGCAGCGATGGAATCCAACCGGGCAGACTGAATGGCCTCCATCCGCTGGGTGTAGCGGGTGAAGGAGGCAGAGATGGTGTCGTCCGTGAAGATTGCGGTGACGGCATCCTTCCAGAACTCAGCCCCCGCCTTCATCCGGTCAAGACCGGAGGCGAACTCCACCACCATGATCTGGACGATGGCCCGCAGGTTGGCCGGCAGGTTCTTGAAGGCGTCAATCAGGAACTTGACCACCCCTTCGCCCTCGTCCTTCCAGTCCCCGAAGGTGTCCTGAATGAACTGGCTGACGATGTCAACCGTCCGGACGATGTCATCCCCCCAGCCTTGGAACTGGGTCATGATGGCTTGGAGATAGCCCTCCAGCTCCCCGGAGGCCAGCATGGCATTCAGCTCGGCCAGCACATCGATCGCGAGGCGCACGGAGTCTTCGATGACGTCGCCGACCCCCTGCTGGGAGACGTTCAGGAACAGCTTGTCCCACTCGTCGGCCAGGTTGGACAGGGCACCATCGAGGGTGTCCATCCTGTTGGCCATCGCGTCGCCGAAGTTGTTCTCGCCAAGCTGGATCAGGTAATTCTCGATCTCAGCAGCGTTCTTCCCGACCTCTGTGGACACCCCTCGGAAGGTGAACTTGACCCGGTCCCCTTCGGCGCTGGCCCGGATACCGAACTCCTTCAACCGTTCGAACTCGCCGGTAGCCGCATCGGCCACCGCTTCGATCATCTGGTTGAGGTCCTTGCCCAGCGCCGAGGCGGTGTTGCCGTAGGACGTGAGAGCGCGCTCGGACGGGGTCAGGCCATAGTTGACCAGCTTGGTGAAGGACTCCGTGACCTGAGCCAGGTCATACGGGGTGTTGGTAGCAAAGTCCTGGATCGCTTCGAAGGCGACCTGCGCCCCCTCGGCGGAGCCAGTAGCCGTGATCAGGCCGGCGTTGAGCTTGTCGAACTCCCGGGAGACGTCGACCAGCTTGGAGAGGGCGGCCGTGGCGGAGACAGCGGCAAGGAGGGGGCCAGCGAGGCGGGTGAAAGCCCCGGTCAGCCCGTCGGTGGCCCGCTCGGCGCGGGCACCTTTCTTCTCGAGATTGTCAAGGCGCCGGTTGGCGGCATCGACTTGGTCCGATAGGACCCGGATCTCAAGGCTAGCGGTATCGTTCATTCTGCACCTTCCAGAAGATGCGGTCCAGCGACCGTATCAGCTCCGCCTCCCATCCCTGAAGGCGCTTGCCGGTGACCATCGACCAGTGGTGCAGCTCGGTATAGGTCAGGGGCTCCCCCGTACACACCTCGCGATACCACTCCCATACATATTCGAGCTCCTGTGGAAGGGCTGGGACCTCGGCGAGTTGCTTCGGCTTCCGTCCCAGCGTCTTCCAAACTTGGATCAGGCTTTCCCGGAGGGTTTGCTTTGACCCTTTCGGCTTCTGGTCGAGCCGGAACTCGGCTTCGGCGTGCTTACCGAGCTGCTCGACCTTTTCGCGAAAAAAAGGGCGCGCTTACTCGCCACCTGATCCACGGCATCGGCAATCTGGGGGGCCTGTCGGAAGAACTCCTTGACGTTTTCAGGGGTGCACTCCTTCTCGAAGGACCAGCTGATGACCAGCGCTGCGATCAGGTTGAGCTTGGCTTCCTGGATGGCCTTGGCGCGCTCCACGGTGTCCTCGATGCTGGCCACACGGAAGGCGTCGCGCTTGCTGTTGGCCTCGGCCTCGCGGAAGGCGTCCGAATCGACGCCGCGGATGCGAATCCAGTGCTGGCTCTTGGTACCGTCCGGGGTGTAGAGGGGGACTTCCACCCCCTCGTTCGCCCGCTCCCGAGTGAAGAAGGCCTCCATGCCGAGGCCGGTGTTGTTCTTGTCCATTATGCCGGAGTCCGCTCGATGATGATGTTGGTGTTCGTGGTCGAGTCCAGCAGGGCCTGGAACGGCATGCTCAGCGTGATCGGACCTTCACCCTGCACGTCCGGCTGGCCACCGTTGTACTTGATACGAGGCAGCGTGAACTTCAGGTTGTTGCCCGCGCCGTCCGGCAGGTTGAACAGGATGCTGGACTCGGTCTCGTTGATGAACTTGTCGAGCAGCAGGCTGTTCTCGAAGTAGGCCGTGATGGTGCCGGAGACGTTCGAACGGCCGATGGACGGACGCAGGGTGGTCTTCGAACCGACCACGAAGCGCGGGTCGAGGCCGTTATCCAGGTTGAGCTGAATCTCGGTGATGACCGCGATCGGGGTGCCAGCCTCGTTCAGGGTACCGGTGAAGGAGTCCAGCGGGCTGGTCGTGGAGACCGCATTGTACGTCGCACCGGCCACGATGGCGGTGTCGGTCACCATATCCTTGCCGACCACCCCGATGGTGCCGGTCACCATGGCGTTCGCGTTGATCTGCAGCTGCAGGGTGTTGAACTCGACACCGGTGAAGCGGTGGTACGGCTTGTCAGCGGACAGGATGTCACCGAAGTAGCGTTCCACGGTGAAGGAACGGCGGGTGGTGCCGGCCTTCAGCTGGTCGGTGCCCAGCGCCGGGGTATCGGTCGCCCAAGTACCACCCAGCAGGGCTTCGAGGATCTTGTCGAACGAGCCGTAGCTCAGCTCGATGCTGATATCCCCGCCGACCTGGCGAGCGCCGTGGCGGAAGTCGGCGATCTGCCGGTCATCCCGGATCTCCTCCGACTGCAGGGCTTCTTTCGAGAGGCCCAAGGTAGTGCCGGTGTGTCGAACGATGTCGAACACCGGGGTTGCCGGAGTCACCCCGTAGGTGGACTCCAGGACGAATCGCATGCTGTGACGGCTGCCGTCTGCCATTTTCGTATCCTCCAGGTTAACGCGGAATGAGAGCGTACCAGCTGATGGTGATGCTCACCCTATACCAGCCGTCTACCACCCGTCCGGGAGAACGCCCGCAGCTCAGGATGACAGCTTCCTGGCCATTATAGGCCGGCCGAGCCCCGGCTGGAAAGGAGGCACGGATGTTTTCAAAATCGGATCTTGCGGCAGCGCCGCCCGTCCCGACCGGGTAGTTCAAATTGATCTGTACGATGCCATCCGTCAGGTCCTGGCCTTCCGCCCCGAGGGTCTCCACCGACGGGTCGTTGGGCATGAAAAAGACCTCGGCCCACTTGGCATCCGACGGCTTCGTGAACTTCTCGTTCTCGTAGGCTGCCGGGATGGCCCCGAGGCTTGTGGACACCGCCCCGATGATGGCGCGCTGGACATTGTCTAGGCTCACAGTCGGCCCTCCCTTACAGCTTCACTGAGGAGGCGCTGGAAGCGGGCGACGTTGCGCCGCATCATGCCCTGCGGGGCCTTGACCTTGGACCAGCCGTCAAACTCAATACGGTAGGCGTAGGGCAGGTTGTTCCGGAGGATCACGACGTCAGAGCCTTTGCTCTGAGCCGCCATGCGTTGCACCTCGGCGATGGCCGCGGCTTCATCCCGGATACCGATGACGCCGGTAGCTGGGGAGTTGATAGTGGTCTGCCAGTTCCCGCGGAGGCGCCCGGACAGAACCGGGGTGTCCTTGATGACCGCGGAGAACAGCTTGATGATGACGATGCGCCGGGTGCGATCCAAGCTGTCCTTGGTCTTCCGGTTGAAGCGGCGCAGGTCGGCGGAGAAGCTCATGCCCGCATGACCCCCATCTTGTAGAGCAGAGGAGTCCCAGCTGGTGACAAGGGGGTACACCCTAGTACTTGCCATTCGGTACCATCGAAAGAGACCTCGTCCAGGCTCCGAGGCTCAAACGGGGCACCTTTGGCAGCCGCTAGGATGTACCGAAGCTTCTCGCCAATCAAGGAGCCGCCTTGAAGGCGGTTGTCGAAAGCCTCAATGGTGCCCTTGCTGGCTGGTAGAACCAACGCCTTGAGGGTACCAGTAGCCTCGACCGGTTTGTCCACAGTGCCGGCAGCCGGGTCGCTATTTGAACTTCCGAACCGGGTGATGGTTATTTCCCGCCCGAACTGGGTGATCTTGGCGAGGGCGACCTCAGCCATATTGTCATAGAAGGTCATACCCGGAGGCTCCGCAGGCTGCCGAAGAGGCCACTCTTGAAGAGGGGCTTCAGCAGGGCTTCCGCCTTGGTGAAGATCGGTTGCGGATTGGTGTTGCCGGACTCCGCATACTGGACCTGGACCACGTCCACCTTTTCCATGACGACCTCGCGGCCGGTACCGGTGGGCATCAAGTCAGCGTTCTGGGCGTCAACGGCCAGCTGGGCCTGAGCGTCCTTGAGGACCTGCGGGATGGTGTCCGCGGCTAGCGGGTAGCCGTCGAGGGTGACCCCGGTGCGGGGCCACTGCAGGGAATTGGTTGCGGCGGTCTTGAGGCCTTGGAAGTCCCCTCGATAGGCTTCAATGAAGTCCATC